AAAAGGTTACTATAAGAACTGGGATAAAGAATACTACAAGCATACAGTACAAACAAGAAAAAATTTAATAAGGAGTATACTATCATGAGAGGCATGAAAAAGACAGCTAAAAAAGTTAACGGCAAAAAGAACCCAATGATGATGAAGATGGGTAAGAAAAAAGCTAAGAGTGGCGGAAAGAAAAAGAGATAAACAACCCCCCAAAACTAGAAAGTATTTTAGAAAAACTAGTTCCGGGGCAGGAATGACGAAAGCGGGGGTAGAACGCTACAGGCGTGAAAACCCCGGTTCTAAATTAAAAACAGCAGTCACAGGTAAAGTAAAACCTGGTAGTAAAGCTGCAAAGAGACGTAAATCTTTTTGTGCAAGATCAGCAGGTCAGATGAAAAAGTTTCCTAAGGCTGCAAAAGATCCTAACTCAAGACTACGTCAAGCAAGAAAAAGATGGAAGTGTTAAGGAGAAAATATTATGTGTGATTATTGTAATGGAGAGTGTATCTGTAGATAATGCCTCTCTACGTTTATGAAAATAGAAAAACTGGCGAAGAGTTTGAGAAGATCTTACCTATCGCCAGACGGTTTGAGCCTTGCAGAGCACCTTACATAAGATTAAAAGTTGCTGCACCTAAGGTATTAAAAATATCAGATAGTAAAGGCAAGGAAGATAAATTAAGAGAAGACATGTATACAAAAGCACAAGATGCTAAAAAAGAAAGAGCAGTGCTAGAAGCTGATGCAAAGTATACAGCAGTCAAGAAAGAATTTAAAAAGAGATATGGAACTAGTAAAAAAAGAACCAAGAAAACTGACTGATAAACAGCAGGAGTTCTTAGATGTATTGTTTACAAAAGCAAAAGGAGATCCCAAGAAAGCAGGAGAGATAGTTGGGTATTCTCCTAATCATCATTTACAAGTTGTAAAATCTTTAAAAGAAGAAATACTAAATAGAGCAGAGTATTCTTTAGCACTTCATTCAGCTAAAGCTGTACAAGGTATGGTTGATGCTTTGGATGAAGATGGTAAAACTCCAGGAGTTAATATTAGAATGGAGGCAGCTAAACAAATACTAGATCGTATTGGTCTCGTCAAAAAAGATAAGATAGATATCAATGCTCAAGTTGCTCATGGTATATTTATATTACCACCAAAAGATGACTTTAATAAAACGTAAAGCTAGAACAATTCCATACGGATACAGGCTATCGGAGAACACAGATTATATTGAACCTGTAGCTGAAGAGTTGAATGCCCTTGATGAAGCAAAAGAGTATCTTAATAATTGTTCTTACAGAGAAGTTGCAAGGTGGTTAGAACGCAAAACAGGGAGAAGTATATCGCATACAGGGCTAAGAAAGATAATAAATAAAAGATGTCAGACATTGAACCCCCAAAACCTAAATCCAACCTTGGACGAAAAAAGGGAGTAGTACAAGAAAAGAAATACTTCAGTAGAGAAGTAAAAGCTAAACAAGCAGCTAAAAGGTCGTTAAAGGCACAAGATCTTAAAATAAGAAAAGCCCACGATACTATACAGAATGCAAAAAAAAGAAAACAAAAAATTGTTAAAGCGAATGAAGCTTTACAAGGCTCGTCTTCAAGTCTTATGGTTGAAGATGAAGTTAAATCTTTACCTCCTACAGTTAAAGATTTTGTTGAAGATAATGTTATATTTAGACCCAACGAAGGGCCTCAAACACAGTTTCTAGCAGCTCCAGAGCGAGAAGTATTTTATGGTGGTGCAAGAGGTGGTGGTAAATCATATGCCATGCTTATTGATCCTCTACGCTATTGTCATAAAGAAGCACATAGAGCACTTCTACTAAGAAGATCAATGCCTGAGTTGAGAGATATGATTAATCATTCTCAAAGACTATACTCAAAGGCATATCCCGGTGCTCGATGGAGAGAACAAGAAAAAGAATGGAGATTTCCTTCAGGTGCTAGAATCGAGTTCGGATACGCAGAGAACTTAACTGATGTACTTCGTTACCAAGGTCAATCATATACTTGGATTGGAATAGATGAACTTCCTCAGTATCCGACACCAGAGATATACAACTTCTTAAGATCATCTTTGAGAAGTGTTGATCCTGAGATACCTGTCTACATGAGAGCAACAGGCAATCCAGGAAACGTAGGATCACAATGGGTAAAAGAAATGTTTGTTGATCCTGCAGAACCTAATAGTGCATTTGATGTAAACATCGACACGATAGCAGGTAGAAAGACTATCACAAGAAGATTCATACCTGCAAAGCTACAAGATAATCCTTATCTAATGCAAACAGATGATTATCTAATTATGTTATCATCTTTACCTGAGGTTCAGAAGAAACAGTTTTTAGAAGGAGATTGGAGTGCATTTGAAAACTCTTCTTTCCCTGAGTTTAATATATCTACTCATGTTGTTCAACCTTTTGATATACCAAACAATTGGTTAAGGTTTAGAGCATGTGACTGGGGATACTCTAGTCCTGCTTGTTGTCTGTGGATAGCTGTAGACTTTGACAATAACTTTTGGGTATACAGAGAATTGTATACAAAGAAGATTACAGCAGATGTATTTGCTAGAAAAGTATTAGAAACAGAACAAGGAGAATATATTAAATACGGAATATTAGACTCTTCGACTTGGTCAAAGAGAGGAGATGTCGGTCCTAGTATTGCAGAGACCATGATTAGAGAAGGATGTAAATGGAGACCCTCAGATAGATCTCCTAAAAGTAGAGTGGCAGGAAAGTTAGAACTACACAAAAGATTATCTGTAGATCCTTCCACAGGTCAGCCTAGCTTAAAAGTATTTTCTAATTGTATTAATTTAATTAGAACGTTACCTATGTTGCCTGTCGATAGAAACAATCCTGAAGACGTAGATACTCATGCAGAAGATCACGCATACGATGCATTAAGATACGGAGTCATGAGTCGATCACTTCATCCTAATAGTTATGAAGCAAATAGATTTTATAAAGAGGATAAAGATTTTAAACCTGCAGACCGAGTGTTTGGATACTAATGGAATACATAGTAATACTAGCACTCTCTTTATTTGATAAACCTGATTTACAGTTTTACAATTATAGGTTTATAAAGTTTCAAGATAAAGAAACTTGTGAAACTTTTATAACTTCAAAAAGTGTTGAACTTGGAAATAGTATAACACAACAGTTTAATCAAAAGAATAATGTAAGAAATTATATTGTATCTTGTTGGAGTTCAAAAGAGTGGAATGAATATTTAGATTCAATATTTGAAATGAATGTATGAAGAGTATAAAAGTAGGATATAGAAATTACAGTTTAGAAGAATGGAAACAAACTGTTGCTAGTGCTAACGAAGCATCAGGTCAATTCTTTTCTAAAGAAGGTGTTATCGGTTATGCCAAATACGAAAAAGGTGTAGCACATGTTAACACTCTTTTACACGAACTGATACACGCAATTGTTTATCAGTGGAATATAGAACTAGATGATAAAGTAGAAGAAACAATTGCAACTACATTATCAAATGGTTTAACAACTATCTTTGTTGATAATCCAAAACTATTAGATTATTTAAAAGATAAAATACAGGAGGGGTAAATGGCACAACCAGTACTAACAAAATACAAACAAGGAGATCTTCCACAAGATTACGCAAAGAAAGTAGATAGAATGAAAACTATCGACTTAGATGCAGAAGCAGATCCAAATGTTTCTACAGAAGATTTTCCAAGCAAACAAGAAAAACAAGTTCAAGAGTCATTCTTTACAATGGCTGATGAAAAAGATTACTAGGAGGTAATATGGATATTTTAAAAAAATATACACATGGCGAAGTCTCTAACGTAGCAGACGCTGCACCTAAAAAAGAAAAGCCAAGTGCACAACTATTAAAGAAATACGCACATGGTGAACTATCAGGAGCTGCAGAAGCTAAAGCTGGTAAAGAAGGCTTAGAAGGTTTTGCATCTAAAAAATATACACAAGGCTCATTCAACGAATAGATGGCAATACTAAAACCTGCAGACATACTATCTTTAGATGATGAAGATTCTCTAGATCCAAAAGAATCTTTTGATGTATCTAATTTAGCAGGTTATATCAGAAGTAAATTTATTGATTCAGAGAATGCTCGTCAATTTGATGAGCAGAGATGGTTAAGATCTTATCGTAACTATAGAGGAATCTATGGTAACGAAATGGCATTCACAGAAAGTGAAAAGTCAAAAGTATTTGTTAAGATAACAAAAACAAAAGTCTTAGCTGCTTATGGTCAATTAATTGAAGTATTATTTTCTAGCGGAAAGTTTCCGATAGGAGTACAACCGACATCTGTTCCTGAAGGTATTTCAGAATATGCACATGTCTCAAAACACAAACAGGATAATAATCAAGGCTCAAGTCCTTATGGTTTTCCGGGTGATGGTAATGATCTAGATCCTGGTAAAGTTATCAATGAAGTATTAGGCGGTTTAAAAGAAGAATATGAAACTGCTGAATTTACAAAAGGACCTGCTACTGATGGTGCTAATGAACCACAAATTAGTCCTGCAGAAATGTCTGCGGCTAATATGGAAAAGTTAATACACGATCAGTTAGAAGAGTCTAGTGCTGTATCAGTTTTAAGACATACATTATTTGAATCTGCATTATTAGGAACAGGTATTATCAAAGGTCCGTTTAGTTATGAACAAGCTAAACACAATTGGGTTAAAGACCCTGACACAGGAGCAACAACTTATTCTCCAAGAGTACGTTTAGTTCCAAAAATAGAATCAGTATCTTGTTGGGATTTTTACCCCGATCCTGATGCAACAAGAATAGAAGATGCTGAGTATGTCATACAACGACATGTTTACACAAGAAGTCAGGTTAGAGATCTAATGAACAGACCTTTCTTTAGAAAAGAGGCAATAAAAAATTCTTTATCTATGGGTCCTTCATATGAACCAAGAGGATATGAGTCTTCTCTACAAGACAGAGAATCTACAGATGAACTC